CAAGCTGCGCGAAGAGCGGCGGGACAAGGAGAGCGGCGAGGTGAGCGGCTACGACGAGGCGGACCACCTGCAACAGCTCACGCAGGCCCGGCTTGGTGACATGGGCGACACGGAGGCCGCCAACTGGTCGGGCGGCTTTAAGCGGGTGAACGGGGCCATCTGCAAGCAGCGCGAGGGACCGCAGGCGGACGTGGAGTTCACATTCTTCGGCCCCACCATGAGCTTTGAAGACTACCTGCGGCCCGGCAGCAGCGCGGCCCGCTACGTGAAGCGGGCGGATGGGGAAGCCGCACCCCGCCACTCGGCCGCCGACATGCCCACAGAGCGGGAGATGGGTTTGTGACACCCAAAACTATGAACACGCAAACCGAAACCGCCCTGCCTGTTGGCAGCAGCGCCTTGCTGGGCCTTGCTCGTATGTCGAAACACTGGCCCGCTACGTATCGAGACCGAATCCCTGTAAAGGTGCGAATGGCGCAAGACCTTGGCCCGGATATGTGGGCAATCCTCGGACGCGGCACGCCGAGAATCTGGGTGGAACGAATCAAGCTCACCGATGGCTGCCGAGAGCCACGGTGGAGCGCAATCAAAGGATTCAAATGTCCAATGAACGTCATGCGGAAAAACAGGGCAGCCATTCGGTGCAGCGCATGGTTAGCCGTTTGGGGTATGAATGGGTGACTGACATCAATCCACCACTCCACGGTGTAACTGTCGGCTGGCGTGGACACGGAACGGTGCTGAGTCACCACGGCGAATATCTGCTGTTTCACTATCACGGCGGCAACAGGACAATCCGCACGAAGCGGCAACTTGAGCGAGTGACAAAGTTCCTCGACGACTCCTGGGCGACACAACGGCTAACGATCCGAACTGAGCCACCCCGAATCCATGACTCACAACAACCAGAAACCCTGTCGAACAATCCGCCGTGGCCATGAGGGGTTGGCTCCGGTGAGTGGTTAGGCCACGGCTCAATGAATAACTTATGAAAACTGAAATAACTCGGTATGTGGTGCAATACAAATCTGTGTATGAAGCAATCACCGGCAACTGGCGCGACATGGACGACAAATATCTGTCCATCCAAGAAGCCAAAACTCACGCTGATGCGCTGCGTGTTGTAAATAATCATGTGCGTGTCTTAAAACGTCAAATCACAGAAACCGTAGTGGCCTAACGACGAAGTGAGCGACCGCCGCGCTCACGGCAACGACAACACAACAGGCGCGAACGGCGGTTCGCTCCACTGACTGGTTAGGCTTTATGTGGATGACTGAATACATTACCGAAATACAACGCCAGCTCGTAGAAACCTACGGCTACAAGAAGGGCGAAAACGGATGCCCGCAAGACGTGCCAGATGGTGCGTATCCAATGCTCATCGAGAAGAAGCTAGACCTTGTGATGGTCGTGAACGGCCACATCTGGTGCTGCAACTTCATCAACGACAAGGGCGAACTTAAGGCGTTCCAAAAGAAGGCACGCGGCAGATACGCGAAGAAGCCTAACGATGCAAGCTCACCGACGCCGCCAAAATGAACGCTCAAAACGACAAAACCGGTGATGGCGGCGTTCGGTGCAGCGCGGTGTTAGGGCACAAAACCTATGATACCAAAAACAATCATCCACCTCCTGTCCGGCGGCCTGGACTCGGTAACGATGCTCTACGACCTAAAGGCGCAAGGTCACGCCGTCCATGCGCTGCTGTTCGACTATCGGCAGCGCCACAAGCAGGAACTCCTGTGGGCAAAGACTCACGCGCAGCGGTGCGGTGTGCTCTACACGACGATGGACCTGCCCGAACTCGGTGGCCTGACCGAGCAAAGCTGGATAGTGCCAAACCGCAACGCCGTCTTTCTGAGCGTGGCCGTGAACGTGGCGTGCAAGGCTGGCGCTGACACCGTGACCATCGGATGCAACGCCGAGGATGCCGAATACTTCCCGGACTGCCGCAAGGCGTTTCTGGACGCGATGAACGCGGCGGTGCGTGCCGCTGGCTACGCCGTGGAAATCTGCGCGCCGTATCTCGACAAGCCGAAGGCGTGGATTGGCGGCATGGCTCAACAGATGGGCGTGCGACCGAATGAAATCTGGACGTGCTACAAGGGCGGGGCTGAACCGTGCGGAAAGTGCCCAGCCTGCAAAAAGCTAAAGCTGGCAATGAAATGATCGTGATGCTCGACACGCCCCAAGACCTGAAAGCCTGCGCCGAAGAACTCGGCTGCGAGGTCGAGCAACTATTTACGCCGCTCACGCGGCGTAACCCGCAACAGCCGGAACAAATGTATGCGATGGACAATGGCGCGTTTGCTCGCTTCGAGGTCAAAGGATTCCTGACCATGCTGGCGAAGCATGAGCCACGAAAAGACCTGTGCCGGTTTGTGGCCGCGCCGGACGTGGTGGGCTGCGCTCGGCGCACGCTCGAATGCTTCCGGCACTGGCAACCGAGACTAGCGAAATGGCCGGTGGCGTTCGTGTGCCAGGACGGGCAGGAACATCTGGACGTGCCGTGGGACAACTGCGCTGCGGTGTTCATCGGCGGGTCAACGGAATGGAAGATGGGCGCGCACGCGGCTGCGATAGTGAAGGCGTCAAAGGTCATCGGTAAATGGTGTCACGTCGGGCGCATCAACACGCCGGGACGCCTCGAATACTTTCAGGAACTCGGCGCGGACTCCTGCGACGGGACGGGACTGGCTCAATACTCACACATGCGAAAGGCAATTTATGACGACCGAAACAACCCACGGCTCGCGCTTTTGCCCTAACGACCCAAGCTCAGCGACGGCGGCGCTGGGCGCGTTGGATTGCAACCGCGACGGCCCGCCGCCGTTCGCTGCGGCATGGTTAGGCGCACGGCCACAATCTGAAAACACTATGACGACCATAAACGGAATCGAAATGGATGATGGCGTGGACGAACCTGATGACAGTCACCGCTACCAAGACGACGACTCACCGCTCGGCCCGGAAGGCTGCTGCTTCCCCGGCAAGTGCTGTATGCCTGGCCCTCACTACGAGAGCGAGTGCCACACGCCTGAAATGCTGATGGCGATAGAATCACAAGAAACGAGTGCGCCTAACGCCGCGCTCTGCGAAGTGGCGGACAAGGCGCGCCCAAATTAACCGATGATGCCGCCCGCCACTTTCGCAGCAGCAAGTGGTTAAGCGGCGAACGACAACAACCAAACAAAAATATGACCAAAACAATAACAGTGACTCAGGAAATCACCGTGACCGTGGATGAATCACGCTTCACGCCGGCCTTCATGGAAAACTACAGCAAGCACTTCCACGAGTGCGAAACCGTAGAAGACCACATGAAGTATATCGCCGAAAGCTACGCTCGCGGAATCGTCACCTTCAATGGCGACTTCCTCGAAGGCTACGGGAAAATGGACGACTTCGGAATCCGCTGCAAACGCGAGAGCGTCGAGGTGGACGAACCTGTAGCCGCTTAACGCTCCGGGTGAGCGACCGCCGAACAATGGCGCTCGAACTCGCCCAGAGGCTTAACGGCGGTTCGCTCGACCCGGTGGTTGGGCGCACGGTCGAACCGAAACAAAACCATGATAGTCATAAACGGAATCGAAATGGACGACGGCGTGGACGAACCGGAAGAACGCTGTCAAGACGACGAATCGCCGCTCGGCCCGGAAGGCTGCTGCTTCCCTGGTAACTGCTGTATGCCTGGACCGCACTACGAGAGCGAATGCCACACGCCGGAAATGCTGATGGCGCAGGAAGCGGAAGCGGCGAGTGCGCCCAACGAAAAGCTCACCGACAGCCGCCGAGAATGACTACCGCCGACACCATAACGCCAGTGCTACCCGCAACGCTCGAAACGGCGAGCGGGGCGGCTGTTCGCGTGCAGCGTATGGTTCGAGGTCATTTGTCTGTGACTCTCATAAATGCTGACTCCGAGACGCTCGAAAGAATCCAAGCCAACGCGGTAATCAGCGACCCACCCTACGGCATGGACTGGAATCCGACGACGACCAGATTCAGCGGCGGCAACAATCCCGCGCAACGCTCCGCTGGTCGGAACGACTACGCGCCCGTGCTACACGATGACCGCGACTTCGACCCGTCGCCGTGGCTCGACTATCCCGCCGTGGTGCTGTTCGGATGCAACCACTACGCGGCACGCCTGCCAGTCGGGACAACGCTCGTCTGGCTCAAACGCCTCGACGCTGGATTCGGGAGCTTCCTGTCTGACGCGGAACTCGCGTGGATGAAGGGCGGACATGGCGTGTATGCGAAACGCGACCTCTCCATGAATGGCGAGACGGCAACGCGAATCCACCCGACGCAGAAGCCCGTGCCGCTGATGGCATGGGTGATGGAGCGTGCCAAAGTGCCGGAAGGCGCGACGGTGCTAGACCCATACATGGGCAGTGGAAGCACGGGAATCGCCTGCCTCCGAACCAACCGAAACTTTGTCGGCGTCGAGAAAGACCCGAACCACTTCAAGGCTGCGTGCGCCCGTCTTGAACGCGAGATAAACCAAGGCGCGTTGCTATGACCTCGAACAACAGAATATGAGACGATTGGACAACGGGGTGAGTTTCTATCGCAACTCCAAGCTGCGGCGGGAAAAGCAGTTGCAAAGACTGGCGCAGATGCGGGCAGCCAAAGAGCGCCGGCGGATGGAGCGCGGCCCCGTCGAGCCAGAGCCCAAGCTGGTGCGCTGGCATCCCTTCGAGTTTGCCGTGCGGGACAAGCGCACCGGGGAGGTGGCGTGGCATGACCTGGTGAGCGTCCGCCACGCGGAGCTGGCCTTCCGCGCCTTGTTGCAGGCGGAGAAATTACCGTGAATGAACGCTGTGAACTCAGACCCTTTAGTGCTGGATGACGCCGCCGCGCGGCGGGTGCTGGCGCGGCTTCAACCCACGCGGCATCCGCTCTTCCCGTGGTTTGATGACGCCACGGCGCTGGCGCACGCGCGCACAGAGGCGGGGCAGGCCACGCTCGCGCACTTCTTTGCCCGGCGCGAGCGCGCCATCCGCGATGCGGTGGCGGACCCTTACCGCTGCGAGCCGGAGCTGCCGCACTGGAAGGACGCGGACGGACTGCTCGCCGAGGAGGAGCGCCATCAGCGCGTGCTGTTCCTCATCCTGCTCGGTGGCAACCGCTCGGCCAAGTCGCGCTATGCGGGCAAGCGGCTCATGGAGTCCGCCGTGCGGCATCCCAACTGCAAGCTGCTCTGCCTGGCGGAGAACATCGAGGCCAGCATCGAGACGCAGCAGGCGATTCTCTGGCACTACCTGCCCAACGAGTGGAAGGCGCTCAACGGCAAGCAGTCCAAGAAGTTCTACATCAAGTATTCGACGCACCACGGGTTCAGCGACCAGCTCCTGAGCCTGCCCAACGGCAGCAAGATTCTCTTCAAGAGCTACCAGCAGGAGCCCACGGACTTGGAAGGCCAGATGTTCGGCATCCCTGGGACCACGGTGCCGGCGGTGTGGCCGGATGAGAACCTGCGCGTGAACTGGTGGCTCATGCTCCAGCGCCGCCTGCGCTTCCAGCAGGCGCAACTGATTTGGAGCTTCACGCCGGTGGCGGGCATGACGCCGACCATCAAGGAGGCTGTGGGCGATGCCCCGGAGACGCTCGTGAGCCGGCCTGCTGAGCTGCTGGCCGACCGCGTGAACGTCCCGGGCCTGCCTGTGGGCCACATGCCCTACATCCAGCGGCCCACCACCAGCCGGGCGCGCGTCATCTACTTCTGGTCGGAGTTCAACCGCTTCGGTGATGGGCAGCGGACCTTCTACGACGCGGTGAAGGACGACTGCAAGAACCGGAGCAGCGAATACATCGCGCGCATCGCCTACGGTTACACGCGGGACACGGTGGGCCGGCCCTTCCCGAAGTTCGGCGCGTGGAACGTGGTCGCGCCCGAGCACCTGCCCAAGGAAGGCACGGACTACATGTTCACGGACCCCGCGGGTGCGCGCAACTGGGCGGCGCTGTGGCTGCGCGTGACGCCGGACGACAAGTTCTACATCATGGCGGACTGGCCGGATGCGGCGACCTTTGGCGAGTGGGCGGTGCCCAACGTGGACAGCAGCGGAGACAACCTGGGCAAGCTCTACAAGGTCGGCCCGGCGCAGAACAGCCTCGGGCTGGGCACGCAGCAGCTCAAGCGGACGTGGCGGGCCTTCGAGGCCGAGCGGGGCCTTGCGCCCTTTGCGCGGTTCATTGACCCGCGCGCCGGTCGCAACCCGCACGCGGACGCGCACGGCGGGACGTGCCTGATTGACCAGCTCGCGCTCGAAGAGGAGGGTGAGGATGGCAAGGTCATTGAAGGCATGGAGTTCATGCCCGCCAGCGGCACGGACCAGGAGACGCGCATCAGCGAGGTGAACAAGCTGCTGCATTGGGAGGACCAGCGGCCCTTCGATGCCGTGGCCAACTGCCCGCGCCTCTACGTGAGCCGCGAGGCGCAGCAGGTCATCGGCGCGCTCACGCACTGGCCGGGACCGGCGGGCGGGGAGAAACATGCTTGGAAGGATTTTGCGGATTTGCTGTGCTACTTGGCCATGAGCAACGTGGAGCACGCGAACACGGAGGAGGATAGGTGCTACCAATAACATGAACCACAGAGACACGATGAACACAGAGAAAGTCAGTGACACACCGAGGACGGATGCCGAGCAGGAGCACGTCAACAATGCGTTCAACGACCAGATTTGCACGGTGCCGGCTCCTGACCCTTACTTTGTGCCTGTGGGCTTCGCCCGCCAGTTGGAGCGGGAGCTGAGAGACTGGCAGCGGCTGCAACTATGGGGCGGCACGCCGGCCGTAGTGGAGGCGTTTATCAAGGGGCAGCAGAACCGGATTCACACTTGTCAGGATTTGGAACTGGAGCTGGCCGAGTGGAAAGCCTGCGCGGAGAAGCTGGCGGCGGGTTGGCGGCCGCATGATGATGACTGCGCACTTCACACTGTCTCCCTGCTCCGCCGGCAAAAGGGCGCGGTTAGCTGCGATTGCAAGCAAGGTGCGGCCTTCGCCGAATTCGACCGCCTCAACCAAAAGTCTTCACCTTGATTCCCGCACGCGGGTGTGCTCTCTTTCCCGCACTCCTTCCGACGGAGTGGCTGGGTGCTAACTTTGGCACCGAATGACAACTGACACCGCCGCTCCTACGGCAGCTCAAGACGAGCTGCTGCAAACCACGTCCGAGCCCGACCTTGACCTCCTGCTCAAGGAATACGAGCAGGCTGGCGGCTACCTGAACAACCAGTGGCGCTACGACCGCAGCGACCGCTCGCGCTTCATGCGCTGGGATGGGCAGGCCCCGGACGGACGCAAGCACCGCGCCTACGTGGGCGAGGATTGTTTGCCCTGGGAGAACGCCAGCGACACGCGCATCCCGCTCGTGGACGGCATCATCAAGGACTTGGAGTGTGTGCTGTGCGCCGCCGGCAGCCGTGCGCAGGTGAAGGCCATCCCGCAGAACTTCGCGGACGAGGCCAAGGCCGGGCAGGTGACGAAGCTCGTGAACCACTTCCGCCAGCAGCGCCGCCGCGAGCTGATGCGTGAGCGGCAACTCGTGGCCAACTACATGCTGGCCTATGGCGTGGCCGCGTGGCAAATCGGCTGGGAGCGGCAGGTCACTTACCAGCGCACGGAGTTCCGGCTTCAGCAGCTCGCGGACTTCCCCAACGGCGCGGAGCTGATGCAGATGGTGCTGGACCCGGCGCTGGAAGACGCGGCGGTGGAGATTGCGGTCAAGCAGTTCAACGTGCCCGGCCAGAAGCAGGCGCGCAAGATTGTGCGCTCCCTGCGCAAGCACGGGAAGGCGGAGATTCCCCGGCCCTACGTCACCTACAATGGCCCGGTCTGGAACGCCCGCAAGCTCTGCGAGGACATCTACTGGCCGACCAGCACGACGGATTTGCAGCGCGGCCGCGCCATCTTCATCCGCGACTTCCTCAGTGAGACGGAGCTGCGCGAGAACGTGCTGACGGATGGCTGGGACGAGGAATGGGTGGAGCAGGCACTCAAGACCAAGGGGAAGATGGTCACGTGGGAGAATGAGATTGGCAACCTCATCCACGAGGGGGATGCGTGGACGGCTGCCAGCCGCACGGACACCAAGGACGACTTGGTGGAGGTTATCTGGGCCTACGTCCGCACGGTGGACGGCGACGACATCCCGGAGGTGTGCTGCACCGTCTTCTGCCCGAACGCCATCAAGGACAATGGGGTGGAGATTTACGCCAAGCACGGCCCCTGCGGCTACGCGCATGGCAAGTATCCCTTTGTGGAGGTGCAGCAGGAGCGCGTCACGCGCCGGCTGGTGGACTCGCGCGGCGTGCCCGAGGTGGCGGCGACGTGGCAGGATGAGGTGAAGACCCAGAGCGACATGCTCGCCGACCGCACGCAGCTCGAAATCAACCCCACGCTCGTGGTGCCCAACAAGCTCGGCGCGAAGTATCGCATCGGCCCGGGCATCAAGGTGCGCAAGATGTTCAACGAGTCGCTGGACTACCTTGAGCCCCCAAAGGGCAACCCGCAGCTCGCCTTTGAAGTCATCGCCATGGTGCAGCGCCGAGCAGCGAACTACTGGGGCCTTCCGCATCCCGAGGTGCTGCCGGCCAAGTGGCAGGCCCGCTTGCAGCAGGCGGTCGAGAACTTCCTGGCCGCCGAAGAAGAGGTTTGTGTCCAGACCCTCCAACTGGCCCAGCAGTATCTCACCCCCGAGGAGATGCAACGGATAGGCGGCGGCTTGGAAGGCTTTCCCACCAGCCCGCAGGACATCGCGGGCGAGTATGACTTCCAGCTCGTGTTCGATGCGCGGGACTTGGACATGGAATTCACGTTCAAGAAGCTCGACGCCATCAGCAAGCTCATCATCCCGAATGACCGGGGCGGCGCGGTGGACTACTCCAAGCTCACGGCGATTGCTATGGCGGCGATTGACCCAACGCTCGCGGCCAGCGTGCTGCAAGACCAGCAGGGGGCGGCGGCGAAGACGTTCCAGCAGGTGAACCAGGACGTGGCGCTCATGGCCTTGGGCAACGAACCGCAATACCCGCAGAACGACCCGACGGCGCAGATGAAGATGCAGTTCCTCCAGACCATCGTGCAAGGCAACCCCAAGTATGTGCAGGCGCTCCAAGGCGGGGACGAGCGGTTCCGCGAGCTGATGGAGAACTACGGCAAGAGCTTGCAGCAGTCCGTGGTGCAGCTCGGGCAGAACGTGGTGACGGGCCGGACCGGGGTGAAGCCGGTGGGGGCGGGGTGAGGGCGTGAGAGGGTGAGAGGGTAGAGGGTAGAAGAGAGAAAGGCGAAGGCGTGACGGACGAGCAACAGATTCAGGCGCGGCGGGATGCCATCATGGCGTGGCAGGCACAGCCGGTGGGCAGTCCGGTGGTGCGGGCCATCGAGTTCGTGCTGGATGAACTCATCGAGGGCGTCGCGCAGGACTTGGACGACCCTACCACACCTGCCGAGGTGAATTCCCGGCTCACGGGCCGGCTGGCCGGCATTCGCAGTGTGCGCCACACGCTGCGGGAGTGGCGGCGGGTGGAACTGGACAAGGAGAAAGCCGAATGACTCTCGAAGAATTCAAGATGATGCCGCTGTTCCTGAAGCGGAAGGACGTGCTGGCTGTTACCGGGTGGTCCCCCAAACACCTCTACAAGCTGGTGGCGGCGGGCAAGCTCAAGCCGGTGAAGAGTGCGATGGTGAACACGCATCAGTATTTCAAGCGCAGTGATTTGGAGGCAATGCTGACATGAGCGCCGCCAGCGAGACAGTGAAAGTCACCGTGAAGCATTGTCGGGACTCTGGCAGAAAGAAGTGTCCCCGCTGCTGGCATTGGACGCACACGCTCAACTTCGACGACCTGTGCAACCAGTGTGTTGGCATCCTCCTGGACGACTATCCAAACCATGAGTCGGTGCCCTTCATCCTGGCCAATCTGAAGGAGCGCGGACTGGAGCCGCAAGACAACCCCCGCACGCGGTAGGTTCAGCCTATTCGCGGGTCAAAACGTAGCCAAACGTAGCCAAACGCCGGACTGCCCCTTGGGGACAGTCCGGCGTTGTGCTTTCTGGGGGGTGTTCAGCCAGTCATGCGTTGCTGGTTGAGCCTCGGGAACCCAGCGCAGTGCGGTGCGGATGGTGGACGACCCGCCCAGTGGTCGGTGCGATATGCCTAACCAAGCAAAGCCGGACAACGCGACCCCGGCAACCGGAAGCGGCGCGGATGCGGACAGCAATGTGGATAGCGTGGCCAACTTGGCAGCCTTCATGGGTGTCGAGACCGCGCCGACCGAAACCGGCAGCAAACCAACAACAACCGCTGCGGCTGAAGTCGAAATCGTTCCTTCTCTTGAAGACACGGCTTCCGAGGTGACTGAAGTTGAGAGTGGAGAGTTGAGGGTTGAGAGACCCGAGGCCGAAGCTCCCCAAACTGACGAGCCTGCGGAAGAGGATGGCGAAGCAAGCGAGCCCGAGGAGGAGGTAGTCGAGGGACTGCCCCGCCGGGTGCGCAAGCGGATTGACACGCTGACGGCGCGCAACAAGGCGCTGGAAGCGAAACTGGCCGAGCTGGCGGCGAAGCAGCCGCAAGCCACGGCCGAGGTGCAAAGCCAAGGCCAGAGCGCCCCGGTAATGCTGCCGAATCAAAACCCGCTGCATCAGGTTGTGGACCTGCGGCAGTTGGCGGCGATGGAGCAGCAGGCGGACAGCGCGTTGGACGTGGTGGACAACCTGCTCCTGGACTTGGAGGACAACCCCGAGGCGGTGGAGCGTCAACTGCAAGCGCGCAAGGTGGAACTCAAAGGCCCGGATGGCCAGCCCGATTACAGCGTGAACCGCATGAAGCGGCACCTGCTGGAAATCAGGCGGGACGCCACCACAGTGATACGCAGTGCGCCCAAGCAACGGCAGTCGCTCTTGGAAGAGCAGCAGGCCAGTGCAGCAGCCGCAGCGGATTTCCCCTGGCTTGCTAATGCGGAGTCGGAAGAGCGCCGGCACTTCGACCAGGTGGTCAAAGGCCCTCGCGCCCAACTGATTCGCTCGCTCGGGCCGGACCATCAATACCTCGCGGCAGTGTTTGCCGAGGGTTTGAAAGTCCTGCACGCCCGCAAGGGTGCCAAGGCCAAGGCGGTGGAGGTGGAGCGCAAAGCGCCCCCGCTCCCGCCCCGCAGCCCCGGCAAGCCCGCCGCCAAGGCCCAGCCCCAGCCGGGAGCCGCCGCCCGCAGCCGTGTGTTCGAGAGTGGGAGCGAGGCCGACCTCGCCGCCGCACTACCGAGGGACATTTAAGCCCTCTGAAAGCAGAACCAAGTTATGTCGCAGACCCTTGTCAACGCGGTGACGACCAAGAAGGAGGATTATTCCGACCTGCTGGCCATTGCCGACTATCGTGGAACTCCGTTCTCCTCAATGGTGAACAAGTCCAAAGCCCCGACCAACCCGCGCTTCGACTGGACCGTGGATTCTTACAGCGCGCCGACAACCGATGGCGTCGTGGATGGCCGCGATGTCACGGATTACGATGACCAGTTCGCCAATCGCGCGAAGCTGTTCAACTACGTCCAGAAAGTCTGGCGCAACCCGAAGGTGTCCGGCATGACGCAGGACATCACGGACATGCCCGGGGCGACCAACCCCATTCAGGCGGCCGTCGCCAAGGCGCTCATCGAAATCAAGCGCGATGTTGAGGCGACCTGCCTCTCGTCCAACGACGGCCAGGTGGATGATGGCGCGGTCCCCTACAAGACCGCCGGGCTTGGAACCATTATCAGCACCGCCGGCGGCACGGTGGTCACGATTCCCTCGGCTTACCGCCCGGCTTCCGCGCAAATCATCACCACGGCCACTGCCTCACTCGATGAAGACACGGACCTTCAGGGCATCCTGACGGCCATCTTCGATGCCGTGGGTGGCATGGGCATGAACTACACGCTCCTGTGCGGCTCGGTGCTGCGCCGGCGCGTCACGGCCATGACTCGCACCAATGTCAGCGCCTCGGCCAACTCCGCCACCCGCGTGCGCGCCTTCAACCAGAGCGCCGTGAGCGCCACGGTGGAAAGCTCCACGACCACGTTCCGGGGTGACTTCGGCGAGATTAACGTCGTCGCCTCCTCGTGGATTGGCCTGAGTGGTTCCACGGTGGACACCGACCGGGGCTACGTGCTGGACATGGACAAACTCCATCTCCGCTACAACGAGCGGCCCACGGTGAACCCGCTGCCCGACCTTGGCGGCGGCCCGCGCCGCAACGTGACCTGCACCTTCGGACTCCAGTTCGATAACCCCAAGGGCCTCGGCAAGTTCCAGCCCTAATCCCCTGAAAACCGCAACGCAGTAACACACAGACACTATGGTTATCAAGCCTCTCAGCTACGAAGAGCGCATCACGTTTGGCTGCTCGCACGCCATCACCGTGGCCTACACGGACACCACCAACTCCACCCTCATCGCTCTGCCGGTTGGAACGGTGATTAACCGAGTGGTCGTTTCGGTGACTACCAACTGGAACTCCGGCACCAGCGCCGCGCTCTCGGTGGGGGACACCGCCAGCGCCACGCAGTTCATCAACGCGGTGAACCTGCTCGCGGCCGGCTCCGAGTTTTACCTGGCGGCGGCCAGCACCAACAAGGTGCAGACCAGCGCGAGCCAATACCTCGTCGTCACCCTCGCGGTGGCCGGCACCGCCGCCACGGCGGGCGCGCTGACCATCGGCGTGAACATCGTGGACACGACCCAGCTCCCGACCTAATCGGCAGCCCTCACGGGCGCGGCGGCGAGTCATTCGCCTTTCTCCCGCCGCGCCCCTTTCGCAGTTCAAAGGTGAAGGTTGGAGAGCTGAAAGCCCATGCACGTCGCTGTCAAATCACCGGAGCTGGATGGAGAGCAACTGTTTCGCCTCGTGCGCGACTTAATGCAGGACCAGATGTTCCGCGAGCTGAAGGACGCCAAGGCGCGGCAGCTACACATCCAGAAGAAGCTGGGCATGGACCGCCGGGCCGTCGCCGGCCTGGGCGAAGTCACCAGCGAACTCGACCCCTTCCTCGCGCAGCTCGTGCTGGAAGCCACCAAGGACGCCGACGGCACCAAGCACCCCGAAGTCTTCCAAGACCCCGTGCTGCACCGCGTGCTCGAAGCCGAGGGCATCCAGATGCGCGTGAAGTGCGGCGGGACGACCACGGCGCGGGTGGGCTTCACGCCGGGCTTGGATTACGCCTACCAAGCGAGAGAAGATAGAGGGGAGAAGATAGAGGAGAGCCGGAAGATTCGCTTCCGCAAGACCTACGCGCTGCTGCTGGCTTTCAGCTTTCAGCTTTCAGCTTTCAGCCTGCTCGCGTGAGAACGGTCAACTACAGCGAAGTCCTGCAACTGCTCTCCGAGCTGGCCGGGATTCCGTATGCCGGCCTTCCCACCGCCACCGC